CAGACGGCGCGCGAGGTGCTACCGGTGCCACAGGCAATAACGGCGCAGACGGCGCGCGAGGTGCTACCGGTGCCACAGGCAATAACGGCGCAGACGGCGCGCGAGGTGCTACCGGTGCCACAGGCAATAACGGCGCAGACGGCGCGCGAGGTGCTACCGGTGCTACGGGTCCCGTCGGCGGCGAGGATATGCAAATTCTCTACAACCTCGGAGGCACAACGGTTTCGGGAAGTCCAAACCTTACGTTTGACTACATCACCGGCGTGACGAGCATTCAGAATTTTTCTTTATCCACTACTGCCCTCACTGTTTCGGGAAATATCATTCCAACTAACGATGCATCATATACCCTAGGATCTCCGGGCCACAGGTGGGCCGCAGTTTACGCGTCAAACGTGGAAATCCAGAACACGACGCTGTCTCTAACCAAGTATGACACTGGGGAATCTTGGGGACTAAGCATACCGAACGGGATGATGTCTGTCACGAAGGTCGGAGATACCCTGACGTCTCGCATTCCTGGAGGAATGACCTCGCCGAACGTCATGGTGGCCGCAGGTACGAACCTCGACGATTACAGCCGCTCGGGACTGCAGGTCAGTGTGGACGGCACGACGTGGTCGGTTCTAGACGTCAGTGGTATCATCGATCAAGGTATGGACGTAGCGTTTGACGGTAATAATACGTGGGTGGCTGTAGGATCAATTACCGGCATTGGTGGAGTCGTAGTGTACAGTACCAACGGCAACGTATGGACGTCTGCGGCGACAGGGGTGCACACGAACAACACTCAAGCCGTTTGCTACTCGCGGAACGACTGCAACTGGTACATTGCGGGATACGACACCTGTGGTCGAAACGTCATTCAGAGCAACGCGAACTTTGCAACAGCCCCGAGCGCATGGGCTCCTGTCTGTCAGTCTCCAGGCTCGGCCTACTTTGGGACGAACCCATCGTTAGGCGGCAACGCGGCGGCCTACTCCATCGCCACCGACGGCGGAAACATGCTCGTAGCGACAGGGTATTCTGGCGAAGGAAACAGTGCTATTCTGTACGCTAGTGCGGTGGACGGGACATTCTGGTACAACGGTCTGGATGCTGATACGGGCAACGTCATTACGGGTGTAGGGTCGTGTGTCGCATACAACGGGGAAGTGTGGTTGGCGACCTTAGGCAAGTACATCTACACCAGCCGCAACGGCCAGACATGGAAGAAGGTGTTTTATTCGGCCGTGCAGGATAATCGAGCCGTCGAGTGGAATGGACAGTACTGGCTCGCGAACGGATACAATGGAGTCTACAAGAGCTACGATGGCTACACGTGGGACTTATTTTTCCCACATGCGGGCGGATTTTTCAACTGTCTCGGATGGAACGGAACGCGGTGGCTGCTCGGTGGGTACGCTATCGACGGCGTGAACACGATGGTCAGTGCCACCGCGACCGACACTTCCTGGGCTCCCTGTGTAGATTTTACGTCGCTGACTACAAACATTCTCTTCGGTCAAGTCAACAATTTTGCCAACCGCGTCCTTCTGCCAAATGCCGCCCCACCTCCGGCTGCGGCCGTACATACGCGGAACGACAATGGCGCGCCGCCGGACATAAATGTGGGGAATGTTGGAGACACCTACATTTCGCTCGGAGCGAACGGAAAGCCGACCAATCAGTATGGCCCCAAGTTTGAAGATGTATCTGGCGGTATAGGCGGAGCCATATACTTTTCCGCGACGCAGCCATCCAACAACTGGGCGTATACCACGTCGGGCTCTTCAAACTACGATATCGGGACTCGCGATTATACGATCAACTGGTGGATGTCCTCGCCCGCAAACATTTCGTCGTTTGGTCCGATCTTCAGCATCCCCGCCGCGGCAGGGGTGGGTTACTTTGGCGTGACTATTTCTACAGACAATAATCTGTACATGCTCATCAGCGGAGACACGGTCCCCCTGAACACATCCGTACCTACGAATACGTGGACCTTCTGTACGCTGGTACGTGATGGCGGTGTCACGACATTCTATGCGAACGGCTCGAACGCATATACAGACGCCGGCTACTATTCGTCTGCGTACTGCGGTAACAGTACGTCGCCCGTATGGTTCGGAAGTAACACCACGAACAGCACGGCAACAACCGGCTTCCTGATGACGAATTTTCGGTGGACCACGTCCTATGTGGATATATTCGCCTCGAGCGTGCTTCCGGTTCCGCTTCCGATGATCACGGGGACTGTCTTGCTGTTCCGAGCGACCGATGGCCCGAATACATGGACCGATACAGTGTATAACACTCCGATGACCCGTCCTACATTCCTGGGACAGCCTATTTCGATATGGTCTGGAAGGAACCCTGCACAGACTGTCACATTGTCGTGGGGTGCGGCAAAGACGCGGGCTCCTTACCAGTTTTACGGATACGGTGTTCCTTCGCAGGATCCATCGGGTTCTATACCTGGAATTGGTGACACGTATACGGATCTCAACACTGGGAATGTATACGCGATAGAACCATAAGCAAAATATAAATAGCATATAACAAACAGGAAATGCCATTGAACCAATTAGGTACATATGGGCCGTTGTTGACGGGGGTTACGGTTTCATCGGGAACCGGTACGACTGTCATCAACGTTCCACTGAACAACGCTTTGCTTTGGTCTGCGAGCGGTAATGGTCTTGTTCTGCAGAACAATCCTCTATCCCTTATGAACGCCAGTGGGAATACCGTGAGCATTTTTCCGAACTCTAATATTTCGGGGAATTTCAATATAGTATTGCCAGGAACGACCGGGATTTCAGGAGAGGTGCTGGCCACAAACGGTGGCGGCAATCTTTCGTGGGTGTCGCCGAGCAGCGGCCCGACGGGTGCGACGGGTGCTACGGGTGCGACGGGCAACAACGGTGTAGACGGTGCGACGGGAGCGACGGGCAACAACGGTGTAGACGGTGCGACGGGTGCGACGGGCAACAACGGTGTAGACGGTGCGACGGGAGCGACGGGTGCCACCGGGCCAAACGGTACCGTATCTGACTTCGCATACAACTATTATGTCAATGTGTGTGGGTCAGACAATACAGGTACTGGTCAGATCGGAAACCCGTGGCAGACGATCTCAAAGGCCATTGTGTCTACGAGTACAATAACGGACGGCATCCCTGTGAATATTAATCTTGCCGCAGGTGTCTACGAAGAGCCTAGCAATACGATCAGACGCAACGGAACCTTCATTTACGGCAACAGCTCACTCCCCTCCAGTATCAATATAGCAGGAGCTATAACGTTCAACCTTTCTTCGAGTCAGAATCAACAGGGATGCGGTATAGGCGGAATTACATTGAGAAACGTTGAATTCACCGGAACTGTAGGTATATCGGGTACAACGTACATAATGTCGTCCTGTCTGATCGTTCCATCAAGCTCGATTCAGGCGGTGAGAGCATACCAAACCGCGAGTTCTCTCGTAAGTTTATATAATCTTAATGCATATGAGTGTGCAATTTATCCAGTGGGCCAAGAGGGTATTTACGTAAGCAACGTAAACTTTACGGCGACAACTACGACAGTTCAGTCGTATGCTACCATAACAAGCTTGGTACAGACGGCAGGAGCCTCGATTCTAAATATCGACGGTTGTACAATCGAGCAGACTTTAGGTAGTGGATTTCCGCTCGGTGCTCTCGTGAACATCAGTGGAACGTCGGGGACGTACAACTACATTAACGACTGCGTCCTTCGGTATAGGAGTACTTCGAATAATGAGGGAAGCAACAAGTGCTGTATACAGTTCAACACGTCTGGAACGTCTTACCTTCAATTGACCAACACGTTCATGTATTGCGAGGGAGCAACTCAAACAAACGGTACCGCAGGTCGGTTCACCTGTATTCAAGATCGCCGTGTTGCAGGCAGTCCTGCCCCCACTATATTTGTAGGGAACAATACTGCAGGAGATTCGGCATTCTATTACCCATCTACGCTGTTATACATACAATTACAGCCCGCTCAGCTAACGACCGGAACAATCCTCCAGAACGCGTTCCAAGCAACCGGCAATGTCAGTGGCCTCACGTTCAACGGTGTGTTTGTCAAGCAAGGCGGGGCAGGAACATCGCTCGGGATCGGTATTTCGGCAGGTGCGACGTCTCAGGGTTCCAACGCCGTCGCCATCGGGTTTCAGGCCGGAATTTCAAGCCAGCAAGCGGGATCGATTGCGATCGGCTTGAATGCAGGTACGTCAAACCTGTGCCCCAACACAGTTGCGATCGGCGTATCGGCTGCCTCGCTCCAGACAGTGGCCAACCAGTCCAACCGCATCGCCATCGGAACCAACGCGGGGTACTCCAACCAGCTCATTGGCGCCATCGCCGTCGGAAACAACGCAGGAAACGTCTCGCAAGGCTCCAACTCTCTTGCGATCGGAGTATCGGCCGGTATATTCAACCAGCAGCCCAATAGTGTGGCCATCGGCCTGAATGCGGGCAGCTCTAACTTCTGTATCAATTCCGTCGCCATGGGAAACCAGGCTGGATTCAACAATTCTACAGGCATTGCACAGCCCAACCGCATCGCCATCGGAACATCTGCAGGAAACTTGAACCAGCTATCAGGTGCCATCGCCATCGGTTCGAACGCCGGAAACATATCGCAGGGCATTCAGGCTGTGGCCATTGGTTGGGGGGCAGGAGCTTCTGTGCAAGGCAATAACGCTATTGCCATCGGGACATCGGCCGGTGCTGCAAATCAATCCTCGAATTCGATTATTCTGAATGCTTCCACGGCCGCACTGAACGCGACGACGAGTGGCTTTTTTGTGGCTCCTGTCCGCAACAACACTGGCATCACGAGTTATTCGATGCTGGCCTATTCGTCGTCGTTCGAAGTGTTTGCTATTCCAAACATACTTTCGTCCTTCGGAAACGTACTGCGGGTGGATCAAGTGTACGGCAGCGACACCCTCGGCGCCGTAGGGACGTACCCTTACGCAACCATCAGCAAGGCCCTGTCGGTGGCGACGGCGGGACAGCTCGTACAGATCATGCCGGGCACGTACACACAGACTGCCGATCTTACGGTATCGTCGGGTGTGGCGATTCGTGGGGCGGGCACACAGAGCGTCACGATCCAACGCCTGAACGCCACGACGTCTGCGACAATGTTTACGCTCGGATCCAACTGCCGCATCGAAGACGTGACGCTGACTCTGACGTCCTCGACGGCTGTAACGGCAGGGGCAGTCTATACCGCGGTGACGGTGGACGACGGCAACGTCCCGTCCGCAAAGCTCCGCACAATGGTGATTAACCTCACGAACAACAACCCGTCGGGCAGCTGTGTAGGCATTCTGACTACAGGCACCCACGCCAATCCGTCGGTTGTGACGTCGGCAGACACAATTCGCGGTTCAACGATCAACGTAAACGTATCTGGACAGCAAGGTGGGTACGCCCAGTGCATCCGGGTGGCCGGCTCAAACCGGGCGTCTGCTCGTGACACGAACCTCTTTGTGACAGGCACGAACTGCAGTGGGTCGAAATTAATTGCATGTGAAACCATTTCTGCGGGCTACCTCGATCTGCGCGCCTCTATATTGTCTGCGTCCGGCGACGCCACGAGCTATACGAACTGTTCCATGGCCGAGATTTCACAGACCAACCCGTCCAGTGAGATTATTTTGAGTTACACAAGGTTGCATTACCACCACGCCAACGCTCTCGGTTTTACGTCTGCCCAGATTCCGACCAACGTCGTGTTTGGAATTTTCGATACGAATACGTGGACGGATACAGAAATAAATAAAGTATACTTTCTTCTTCCTGGCACAACAACCCGAACAACCGCACTTGTTAGCTCTGCGAACGCAGCTCCGTTCGTCATTGAGCAAGATTGCCTTTTGCGGGGCGTCTATTTATCTGCAAATGCGTCACTTGTAACCGGCGTGATGAGTTTGAATATATATCATATGTCAGTTGTTCCGAGCAATCTTGTATTCTCCATCAGCATTACGGGTGCTATGACGTCTACCTCAAACAATACAAAATCGTACACGTTTCACAGCGGAGATTCCATGTATGTCACGCTCTCCGGAAACGGTGCGACGGGTAATTCGCCAGCACTCCGTTCCTTTCAGGCGAACATTGGCCTGTTCTAGAGTAATACGATGATCCGCGACACTCGCACGGTCTCAGACTTCCAACATTTCACGTTTTCCGGTCATTCGCGCAAGTTGGCGGGAAAGTCCCTCATGGAGAGCATCGCCCTCGGCCACGCAGATTACGCGTGCTACTGGAGTCTCGAGATGCTCTGCAGCGGCCTCGTTCATTCTCTGTGGTCGGCCTTCTTCGAGTCGGCCGCCCTTCATGTCCACCGAGCCTGTCCCAACATGATGCCCTGGCTCGCGGCACAGTACGAACACTTTTCCGACATTGAGAGTCACTTTTCTATCGGAAACATGACCGAGATACGGAACCGCGAAGACGCCCGCAACCTCGTGTGCGAGACCGCGACAGCGCTAGCCACGGCTCGGAAGCAAAAAAGTATTGCCCTGCCGACCATAAAGCCCGAGCACGATTTTCAGCCTCTCACAATGAAGGAGAACCTGCGCGCGACCACGCAGAATGCGAGTCTGGCGTTTCGCAAGACGGACGACCCGTACGAGCTGGCCATTCCGTACAACGAGTACTGCTTTGCAATACAGACCCGCGACACGACCCGTGCTCTCTACTGGGTCGCCTGGATGCTCAAGTACGCTTCTCTGAAGAAGAAGCAGACGAAGGAAACGATACAGTGCGGAGAGCGGCTGTACGTCGATAAAAAGTACGGCCGCAATCTTCTCTGGATGCTGTGGGACCCCCTGCAGAGCACCAATCGATACATTGATGCTCTCCAGAAGATGTATTGTCTGCGGTGGGACCCCGCAAGTGCGAAATCCAAGCAGTGCTTCCTGTTGGCCTCCATAGTCTATGCGACCGAAGCTCTGGATACTACAGAATCCCCGCGCCGCAACGAGGCCGAGATCAGTACGATGCTTCTGAAGATTCCGCAGTGGATACAGACGATTCAGGATACGAAGAACACTTTCTCCTCCAGATCATAATGGCAGTACTGTCACACATGCAGAAAATGCAGATCTCGGCGTTCCAGGCTCTGCTCTTTTACGTCCTCGCAAATCCCATCACATTTTCCGTCCTCGACAAGATAGTCGTCCAGGTCGTTGGACCCTACACAATGTTCCGGATCGCCGAAGAAGGAAAACCTACCGGATTTGGCCTTCTGCTGCACGCGTCCGTATTCTTTGCGGTTACTTGGGGGTTGATGTACGTTTAATTTAAACTGAACAAACCAATATATTCAATGTCGTCGTCTGTCGTCCGCATATTTCACGTCACACGTCTGTCGACATACAAGCGGCCCCTTCCGATTCCTATACAGGCATATAAGACAAATCTTGTGTGGTTCGGTTCGAAAGTTTTGAATCCAGTAGAGCGTACGTTTCGCGAGTACGGTTGGTCGGACGTTCCGGGCAATGTCGTTATGCACGAAATTCCGTTTCCGAATCATCTTTCGAGGGTGGATTACATAGATCCCGTTGAAGTTTTAGTCTATAGTAAGTCCATGTGGGCAGAGAATGATGTATTATTTATTGAATCTGTCGCGCCGAAGGGTCCGTTGCGCTGATCCACCGAGGCATCCACATGTGCGGAATGACAGACTCCCATGGTCTATAATTTTCTGAAAACAAGTCTTTATAGTATTTGGCCTCGTCGGGTCGGGCGTACCACGGTTTTGACTCTGCAGAAGACACGCCGTCGCTGAATGCTTCTTTTTTGCGATAGAGGACTTCGGTTGGTAGGTAGTTGTCGTAGAGGAACGCGTCGCGCAAAAGGAGTTTCTCCATGCGTTTCGCCGTTGTTCTCCTGAATTCTACCGGTGTAGATTTCCAGAGAGCCACCACTTGCTTGTCTAGAAATGGTGTGCGAGCCTCGAGACCGTGTGCAGCCATCGATCGGTCGGAGCGGAGGACGTCAAAAAGGTGGATTTCACTTAGCAAGCGCTCCGTTTCGGCTTCAAATTCTTCGTCAGACGGGGCGAAGCGCATATATTTGTACCCTCCGCCGATCTCGTCACTGCCGTCGCCGTTGAAGATGACCTTGCAGTCTGTGTTTTCTTTTATGTACTTTCCGACCATCCAGTTGCCTACGGATGCTCTGACGGTCGTAATGTCGTAGGATTCAATAGCCTTGACAACTTCAGGAACAGCCCGCTGGAAATCTTCGGGAGTTACGACAATCTCGTAGTGTATAGATCCGATCTTGTCGGCCACCATGCGCGCATACTTCAAATCGGGCGATCCCTCGAAACCGATGCTGAATGTCTGGAGTTTCCGAGGGCTAATTTCGCGAGAGACGATTGCGGCAATGAGGCTAGAGTCTACACCGCCGCTGAGGAGAGCTCCGATAGGGCGATCGCTCAGCAGGCGTTTTCGGACGGCTCGGATTAATGCACCTCGGAGAAGGTGTTTGGATGCATCCTCGTCTAGCGCAGAGATGGACACGGACGGAATGTCGTGGTACTTGTGCGATTTTAGGAGGCGGCCGGTAGAGAGATCGTGGCACTGCCAGGTTCCGGGCGGAAAGGGTCGAACCTCGGTGCAGGCGGTATGCAGACCCTTCAACTCCGATGACCACATGTAGCCTGCTCCCAGTCGGCCCTCGAAAAGCGGACGAACGCCGTAGGGGTCGCGCGCAACGTAGACGACGTTGCGCTTGGTATCTACGAGAATCAACGCAAAGACACCGTCGAGTGCCCGACATAACAAAGTCATCTTCAGTTGCGAATAGAGGGGTGCAAGAACAACACAGTCGCTGTCGTCGGACGTATACGGAATGTTCCACCTTTCCGCTAGGGTTTTGTAATTGTAAATCTCGCCGTTGCAGACGACGTAAATTCCGTTCCGCTCGAGCGGCTGGTGTCCGGCAGGACTTAGGCCGTTTATGGCGAGGCGAGTGAATCCAAGTGTCATATACGGCGGCGCTACATCCTGTATGGCTATATATTCGGGGCCTCGCGGCGACAAGGCATTCACGTATCCCTTCAGTTCGTACCCTTCATTTTGCCCAAGGAACCCCCAGATGCCGCACATTGTTTTGTGAGCCATGTTTAATTACGGGATTTCCAAACATGCGAACAGAATAGAAATGGTTGATATTGTATACACTGCGCTGGCTGCTATCCTGGTGGTCGTGGTCCTCCACGTTGCCGTATTTTCGGTCACTCGCTTCATCCAGCCGCCAAAGCCCAAGGTCGTTTATCTGCCTACACCCGTTCAGCCGATGCCGATGCCGCAGGTTATTCAACAACCAATCCAGCAGCCGCAGCAGCCGCAGCAGCCGTCTCTCCCATCTCTGCCCCCGCCCCCGCCTCCTCCATCCGTAACTCTTCCGACCTACGACGCCCCGCCGCAAAAGCCCCAGCTTCCGTCACTGCCTCCGCCCATTGAAACGCGTGAATCTCGCCAGAATGCACTGCCAGCACCCGGGGCAGGAAATTAAGTTTCGAATATCAGAATATAACCAACAATGGCCGTAGACCGACTGAAAACGTTATACAGATGGGATGCAGACAAACGCATGACGGTGAGCGGTCCGGCACCGGCAGTCTATGATATGAAAGTTGCCCAGGGGACTGGTATTCCAGGATGGATGTGTCTAACGAGAGACGGCGCCTCGAATCCTACCGCATACTGGGTGCAGCGCAATGGAAGCGTCCAAATCCTCCGCATCGTCATGGACGAGCGGTGCTTCGAAGATACAATTTTGCGAGTAGAGTACACGTCCACACATGTGTTTATCGCAGATGTGTGGCTGTGGAACGGCATTCCGCTGTTTCAGAAACGGAACTTTGCCTGGCGACAGGACTTTTTGCGGTCAATATTTCCCCTCGTGTATACATCCTGCCCCGAGTTTGAATCAAGGGCTGTTGAGCTGAGAAATCATACGAAAAATATACGCGGTTACGAATACTATTCGAATGTTGTAGGGTCACTAGGTAAGTTTTCTGCGGTTTTTGTTCCTCCTGTGGCTCCCCCGGCTCCCCCGGCTCCGGCAAAGACAACATACGAGATCCATGCTACCGATGTTCCCGATGTCTATCGTCTCGTGGTAGGCGGCTACCTCCGAGTTCGGACATTTGCGTTATCCCGCCAACTTGCGGGTATGGGAAAGGTGTTTCGTCTCGAATGCGTGAAGAACCCCGAGGACGATACATGGTCGCCCATAATAGAATCTCCGGGAAATACAAATGCCCCGTAAAGCTGGGAAATCGAAGAAGCAGACGCGCAAGCACCGAGGAGGCGGATATGGGTTTGGAGGCTCTATTCTTGGAAGTAACGCAAATTCGGCGGGCGCGGGGAATGTTGACTGGAAATCGACAGGAGGCGAGTGCGGCAGCGCTGGTCGCGGGGGGAATGATACGCTCGCGGGAGGTCGTCGTCGCCGCCGGAGCAGCCGGAGCCGTCGCAGCGGTAAGAAGAACAAGCCCCGCCGCCGCACGATGAAGGGCGGCATGGTCGCTCTCCAGCAACCCCGTGCAGGCTATTCGTTTGACGGAAGTGGTTATGCCGGTATGGCTAACGCAGTGTCTGGAGCACCGAATACCACCAACGTATAAATTCGATGCCATACAGTAATGAAACAAACAGGTGTCGACTTTGCGATCGCCGCCGTCATTTTTCTGGCCTCGGTCGTCTTTCTAGTTCGCTCGAAACTCACGTACCTTGCTGCATGGCTCGTTGTTGTTGTAGTGGTGATGAAGTACGGCGCCCGCATGCCGTGGACCCTCTCGGTCGGCGGAGCTGTTGTTACAGTCGCCGCAGTGATATATATTTCTGGAGAAACCATCAAGGAACGCTACGAAAACGCCAGCAAGAGCGAGGATAAGAAAAAAGATAAGGACGCACCCGACCCACATACGGATAAGGACAAGGATAAGCACGAGCACGTTGGTAAAGAAAAAGACAACGATAAAGAGGCCCACCTCGATGCCGGTACCACGATCCTGCACGCCTTCCAAAAACTCAAGCCCGACCAGGTTATGCAGATGCGCGACGACACCAAGCAGCTTATGGAGACCCAAAAGCAGCTCGTGGAAACCCTATCATCTCTAGGCCCACAGGTCAAGCAGGGCGCTGAGCTCGTCAAGAGCTTTGGGAATATGTTTTCGAGCGCTGGGACTCAATAGCTACCGCGTACTTGAAGAATTGATGGCGCACGTCCTTTGAGTGAATGTGTATTTTCGGAACACGCAGCGTCTGCAGTCTCCAACCCAGTAGTGTCGTTCCCAACGTGTAGTGGCGCAAGCAGTCCCTCCACTTTGTGAATGACGTATAACCGGTGTGCAGTGTATTTACCACAGTCAATGCCAGCCGAAAAATGTCAATGTCGTAGGATCCGCCGAGGTACTCGAAAGCCCACGGCACGAGAAGCCACGTTACCCAATAAAGGACGTTCCATACTGGTTGAATAAACAGAGAAGAATACAGGCTGACTCTCTCTAAAAAATTAGACGGAGACAGCTTATTGTCCAGATCAATGTATTCCCATATGATCTTTGAAGTTTCAGTCATTCTCAATTGAAATACCCCTCGAAGGGAAATCTGTCTCTTCAAACGTCGTGGGGTGAATGTAGACCCACTTTTTCGATCCGGGGAAAAGATAGCGAAGAAGCGCCGGGCGGATCTTGTTGCCTCTGCAAATGTATGGCTCCATCTCGCTCGTTTTGTCCTGGTTTCCGTCACAGCCTATAAAGAACCACGGCGGGCGACATTCCAAAAACATATCCTCCAATGCCACTTCTTCCTCGTCGCCTTCGCCGCCGTCTTGGTCATAGTGCACTCGAACCTTGGTCCAGGTGTTGTCTCCCGAATGAGCCGTCACGGTTCGAAATCGTAAAGAATCGGCCATTGACCACACTTCTTCATACGTTATATGACTACTTACTGCTTTTGGCTTTCGAGGGCAGCATGTTGATAGTAGCATCTCCTTCACGATAACAAAGTAGCGAACAGCATTATATACTAATCCGTTCATTATGTCATTGTACTCTCAATCTATGTAAGTTATACGAAACGCTCGACTACCGCACGCGTGGCGAGGCGGTCGATCTGCATACCCATGGCGATGGACGTGGCGAGCGCGGTGATGATGAAGGGCACTGCCATGATGAACCACGAAACGATGCCTAGGTTGAGGCGGCAAAGCAGGTCGAGGATAAAGACCGTCGCGCCGCCAAACACAAACTTCCACAGGAATGTCATCCATGCAAGGTCGGCGGCATCGAGGCCCAGCTGGATAGCCAAGAAGAGCGCATACAGGAGGGCGGGAGGGCAGAGCTCGTCGATAAACCTCATTTGTGTATACACAATAAAAAGATGGAGAGTGATTGATTTTCAGAAGGAACGCCTGAATATTCAAATGGCCGCGACACAGAAATCGATAGAACAGGTGATTCTCTTTTCGGGTGTTTCTGAGGAACGGGCGCGAGAAGCTCTCGAGGCCCATGGCGGAAATGTTTTGCATGCCGTTGATGCTCTTAGTCAGCCACCCAAGATATCGGGAGCAAAGTACATTCCTGCGCCGCCCACGATCGACGATGGGTTGACGGACGACGTACGGGAAGGTTTGCGTAACGCGCGCAAGTTGGCTGATATGCTCATCGCCGCACCACAAAACGACCTCCGTGGAAAGGCCGCCCACTACCCGGAGCGGTCATCCGCAGCGTCTGGGTTATTCCAGGCGTCAACGCCCCGGCTGGAGCCGTCGTCGTCGTCTGAACCTTCGGGGCAAACTGAACCCCATAGTCCACCACTTTCCGCTCAATAACATCCATGTCTCGGAAAATATCCATAGCATACGTCTTATCGTAGGCCTTGCTCGAGGAGACTTTATAGACTTCGGGATCGTCGAGCGCCTGAATAGCGCTCACCCATTCTTCGATATCCTCGCGGCGGCACTTGAATCCGCTATCATCGATCCACTCGTCCATACCATCCGTGCTTCCCGACGGCCGGCGGCCCGGATCAGTTTCCTCCATTGGGCGCGAATAAATCACCGGGATCCCGTTGTACATTGCTTCGAACGCGACCCGCCCCCAGCTCTCGTACATTGACGGGACTAGCAGAATGCGCGTTTTTCGCAAGACGTTGCGCACGTCGTCCTGAATGTCCATCCACTCAATATTCGTAATCTTTTCGGGAACCTTGATGAGATTATAGTAGGGTCGGACACCCAAAAACTTTTTGTCTGGAAACCGAGCTGCAAGGGCTACGAAGAGTTCTAGACCCTTCATGACATTGGCATTAATCAGCGTTATGCAGTCTCCCGTGGGAAGGACGCCACGTTCGTTGAATTTTATTTCGTTCTCGAGCATGACGGGTCGCACCGGCTCGACCGTCTTGAAGGACGGCGAAATCCTAACGGTGGATTTCACGTGTTCGCATATATGGTTCGAGACGATCCACAAGAACTCTGCCCATTCCCCGCTACGCGTGTAGGGCACAATGCTTTCAGTGTTTTCTCCAAAATGCATGGTTATGACGATTGGCTTTTGGAAACGCTCATTTAGGCGACGAACCAGCCACAGGAAGGGAAAGTGCGGAGAAAACCATACGGAGGCAGCACGCATTTCGTTCTCTGCGTTCGTGTAGTACACCCACGGAATTCCTCGGTAGTTTCCGCGGATCGATGCATTGCCTCGTTTGGCAGTTACGAACGTTACGATATGGCCTCGTTTCTGGAGGTCTTTGGCCAGTGCAATGTCGTGAAAAAAGGCACCACATGGGTCTGGCATATAATGTGCAAAAAACAGAAATTTCATGCAGCAATTAATTATTTTAGCTTTGAACTATTTTCTTGTAGGCGATACGCGTTGGGTCTCCTCCCCTAGACCACGACTGTACAAAGTTGTTGACGTCCTTCATATCTTGCCGAACGCTCGGGATCTGGGGGTCAAACTGGGTCGAGAAGAACTTGTCGGTGACCGTCGAGCACTCCTTTGGCGTGCGCACCGGCATGCTCTGGATCAGGCGACTCTCGGTATCCTTGCTGCTCGCCGATGGCCCACCCCCGAGGTTGGGCGTAGTAGCCCACGGCCGGGCAAACGTCTGCTGGTGCCCTTTCTGGCGCTGTGTGCCCTCGTCGCCCAAGAGGAGACGAGAATATAAATCCGTGTCGCACCCACCCGCTGCAGTATTCCCGTAATTGCCAGTGTAGTTCATCGTAACAAACTGCGAAGCCCAGTCGGCTTTGGGCTCAAAGTCCTGGCACGACGAGGCTGCCTGGTTGGGAGCCGAGCTCATGTAATACGACTGCTGTGCGGCGTTGTCTCGGAATTCGTAGTCCATTTGGGCAACATCATTCTTGCCACGAGTCGGTGTAAAAAACCACGACATGGGATTGGGTGTCGTAGTCTGCTCGGAACTCATTGCTACTTGTGTAGAATATAAAACGGATATTCCTATTTGCCTTCAAATAAGACGCATCATATAGAGATGCAGCCCTGTGACTGGATAGAGCACGATTACGCAAACAAGTACGTCATAGATGTCTACGGCCGCAATGAAGAACAAGAATGCATCATGCTGCGCATTCAGGGTTTCAAGCCCTATCTGTACGTCAAAGGGTCCGATGTCGAAGCGATCCGCAAGACGGTTGGGCTGCCCGGAATTTACACCATCCAAGACAAGTACGATGTTTTCGAGGGGTACAACGACTTCAAGTCGGTCAAGGTCTGCAAGATTCAGGTGGATTCGATAAAGGAGTACCGCCAGCTCGTAAAGACGCTCAAGGAGCTCAAGCGGAACGTGCGAGTCTACGAAGCGAATCTGCCGCCGATGCTCCGCTTCTACCACGACCACGAAATCTCCCCGGCCTCGCCGATGTCGTACATCGCAACGTCCAAGCTTCGCAACGATGACGGCCCCAAATCGTGGATCGTGAACGTCCACGGTATTCGCAGCGATCCGTCCCGCGACATTCCTCTGCTCATTTCCGCGTACGATATCGAGTGCATGTCCAAGAGCGGTCAGTTCCCTGTTCCCTTAAAGGACTGGTCGTTTGTGGTCGAGAAGATTGCAAAGGATCTCGACGAGGCCCCCGAAGACGAGACGTTCACACAGATCATTCAAAATCGAATCACGCTCGAGGGAGGATCCCTGCGGCCCGTGAATATTGAGGCGTTCGTGCGGACACACAAGGTCATTATCGAGTCAGGCAACTGGGGGGCTTTGGCGAGAGAGCTGGAACGGTCGTGCGGTCCCATCGGCGACCCCGTCATCCAGATCGGCGTGACCCTCCGGTGGTCCAACAACATGCTGACCAACGTGAAGCGCCGCGTATTCGTCGTCGGAGGCGTGACAAAGCACGCAGAGTACGTGAGCTTTCCTACGGAGGCAGATATGATTGAAGGGTTCATGCAGTTTATTCAGGAGGAGAACCCCGACGTCATCTGCGGGTACAACACGTACGGTTTCGACGACAACTTCCTGGCGGTGCGCGCAAAGGCCAACGGGATCCGCATAAACCTGGCGAGAGGGCCAGTGTGGGGCGACGACCCGCTCGACCATAAGACCTTTGAGCTCGCGAGCGGCAAGTACAACGTAAACTATATACGAACACCGGGTCGCCTGACAATCGACCTACTGCTGAACATGCGGCGCGAGCACAACCTTGATTCGTACACGCTCGACAATGTTGCTTCGACGTTCCTCCGCGATAAAGTGGTCAAGTGCGAAGGCAACGTCATTTACACAAAGACGACCCGAGGCTTGTGCGTCGGCAACTATATTCGGCTCGACGTCGTCGGAAATACCATCAATCCGTACATGGACGGCAAAAAGTTCCTCGTGACGGCGCTGACGACAAAGACTATAACACTCGAGGAAGCGGTAGAATCCGCAGAGGGTCTCGAGTGGTCGTTCACTAAGGATGATATTCACCCACACGACCTCTTCAGAATGCACGAGGGGACGGATGCGGATAGGGCTACGATCGCCAAGTACTGTATTCAGGACTGCGACCTTGTCCTGACCCTCATGGCCAAGCTCGACACACTTTCGAATGCGCGCGGTATGGCCGACGTCTGCTTCGTGCCTTTGCAATTCCTCTTCCTCCGCGGCCAGGGAATCAAGATCTTCTCGCGGGTGGCCTACGAAGCCTCCAAGCGGGACCAAGTGCTGCTGACGCAAGAGTCGTTCGACGGGGATACAGGATACGAGGGCGCCATCGTCATCTCTCCCAAGATCGGCATGTACCTTGATACACCCGTTGCCGTTCTAGACTTTAACAGTCTGTACCCGTCGTCGATGATCGGCGAAAACCTGTCACCCGACACGTTTGTCTGCATGAAGACCTACAACGCCGCGGGCAAACTGATCGAATACGAAGGTATTGCCCCCGAGAAAGTCCGCACAATCTTGAACTGCCACGAGATCTCGTACGACGTCAAGGACGACGACGGCAAGATCATTGGACGGTCTACGTGCGTCTACGTCCAGCCCACGGCCGACAACCCGCTGTCGGTCGGCCTTATTCCCACGTCGCTCGAGATCATGCTGAAGAAGCGCAAGGAGGCCCGCAAGAAGATGGAGGATCCGACGATGGACGACGCCCAGAAATCGGTGTACAACGGTCTGCAGCTGGCGTACAAGGTGGTCGCCAACTCGATTTATGGCCAGCTGGGCTCCAAGACGTCCGCGATCCGCAAGATCTGCGTGGCCGCGTGTACGACCGCCGTAGGCCGCCGGCAGCTTCTGTTCGCCAAAGAGACGGTCGAGAAGGAGTTTGGGGCAGAGGTTGTGTATGGGGATTCCATAACGGGAGATACGATGGTAACCGTGAAAGTCGGGGACGAAATTCTAAGCATTGATGTCCAGCATCTACACACATTGGAGCCCGGAGGCACGTGGATCGAAAGCAGAGGCAAGGAGTTCTACGAATTAAACAATACGTACAGCTACACCGAAGAAGGATGGACACGTGTGCATCGGGTTATACGGCACCTTGTCGATAAACCAATCGTACGAGTCCATTACGACGATGGTCGCAGTTACATCGACGTTACGGAAGACCATTCACTGCTGCTGTCGAATGGAAAACCTGTAAAGCCAAAGGAAATACTGTGTACAGACCGCCTCATGAGTGTACGATGCAAAGAAGGATTGAGGGTCTTATACCATGCGTTAGTGCCTACCCCACCTACAGGTACGTTTGTATACGATCTTACCACCGAAAATCACCACTTCCAAGCAGGTCCGTGTGGTCTTGTTGTCCATAACACGGACTCCATCTTCATAAAATACCCCAGCAAAACACTCGTCGAAACCATCAAGCTCGCACAGGACTCAGCCGACTTGATTACGAAGCGATGCCCGCACAAGGCGTTCGTGATCGGCTACGAAAAGACGTTCTACCCATTCATTCTGTTCTGCCGCAAGCGGTACGTCGGCATGAAGTACGAAGAGGATCCGACCAAGTGCAAGCGAGCATCGATGGGGGTGGTTCTGAAACGCCGAGACAATGCCCCGATCGTCAAGGACGTCTTTGGCGGGGCTCTGGACATCCTCCTGGTCGACAAGGATGTCAAGAAAGCCGCCGAGTTCGTCAAGTCCATGCTGTTAAAAGTAGTGAAGGGTGAGCTGCCGATCGACAAGTTTGCGATCACGAAGCAGCTGCGGGACGACTATAAGGCGATGAAGGAGGGATACGAAGGCACGGCCACCATTCCGGCTCACCGGATTTTGGCGGACCGCATGGCTGCGCGCGATCCCGGGAACAAGCCCAATGTGGGCGACCGGCTGAAGTTTGTATATATTCAAGCACCTGAGAAGAGGCTTCAGTGTGACAAGATCGAGCACATTGCGTATGCAGCCGAGAAGAAACTGCCACTGGACACGCTGTTTTACGTAACGAATCAGATACAGAACCCTGTGGCTCAGCTGTTTGCCCTCTGCATTGAGGACATACCTGGATACCGCACGATGACCATGGGAAAGAAGAAGCAGACGTACGATCAGCTGTACGAAGAGTATATGGAAACGCTTGACGATCATGAGCAAGCGACATTGAAGGTACTGGCGCACAAGGAGAAGCAGCTTGACGGTATGCTGTTCTTGGGAGCCGAGTACATACAGAACACCGTGCGGCGGTCACGAACCGGACCACTGGACGCATTCTTCAAGCCGGCGGGGCCGAAGAAGACGACGTAGCTTCTGACAAGTACCACTTTCCGTGCTCCTTCATGGAATTCATCTTCTTATGGCCGACCAACCAGTTAAAGTGGATGATATACGGATCAATTCGTTTGTGGTGCTTAAAGTAGTAGTTTCCGTTAGGGAACAGGTCCAGCGGCAGCCTTTTTACCTTTAACTCGCTGCGTATATTGTTTATGTACGTCTGGTCTCCCCATCCCACGACATTTTTATATTCTTCCACATTCGAGGGGTGGAAGAGACGCAGGGTGTCGGGCGTTTTTCGTATAAACATAAATCCACTGCACAGCTGGGTTTCGTCACTGTCGTTCATTGTGTCGCTCTGTGTCAAAAGATCGCTCCACGCAATAGTCTCAAGTAGGTATTTCATAATGCCTTTCCGTTCATATACTATATCTCCGTCCGTTATGAGGACGTAATCGTATTTAAGAAGACTTGCATGTATGATTTCGAATTTATGAAACACTATATTCGACCATTTGCCGGCACGGAAGGTACAAAATTTGCTTTCAGCGTCGTCGCTTCCTATGCGCGTACACGAATACCCTTCCGCCTCCAATTTTTCAGCGCACGCGTCTCCTATACAAAAGCACTCTACGTTTAGAGATTCCCCTGTATTTTTTATAGATTTTAGACAGTTCAGGGTGTAGTCTACATACCCTGTGTTTGTCAGCGTTATTACTCCGACAGTTTCCATTGTATCAATGTCAGCTTAAATAGTAGCAATATTACTATACAATGAATCCCGCCGCAGCTGCTCTTCCGCTTCCTAATCACGGCCGCAATGCATACCAAGACCGTCACGAACTCATGCGTACGATAGGAGACATTGCCTATTCGCGCACGTCGTTTTTTCGATACTACCATACTCCCGAACAAGTGAATGCCTTTCTTCGCAACGAAGGTAGGATGCTGGGAATTATAGAGAGATCGACCGAGACTGCAAATATTATGTCGGCGGCGGCCATTTTGATGTCACCCAATATCAACAATATCATTGCAGGTTCAAGCCTTCCGGCGGGATTCTGGGATTCGGTGCCCGTCTTTTTGACAAATGCACAACTGACGGCAGCGCTGCAGCCGTTCACACCGGCCGCCGAAAATACAGACTTGTGCTGTATCTGCCAGGAAAATCTCAACGTCCGTCCAGCCTGCGAGCTCGCGCAATGCCACCACCACCTCCACAGAACGTGTGCGGAACAGTGGTTCGCCATGAGCACGCGCTGCCCAGTATGCCGAGCGTCGGCCGCGTAGCCGCGTAGCCGCGTAGTCACTAGCTTAAATACTACTATTCCGAATAAATAATGGAACCGCTTGTTGCCGTATGTACGCCTACATACAATCGCAAATTCAGCCTTGAATTTTCGAGTGCATGCTACAAACGCCAAACATACAAGAATCTCCACTGGATCGTCATCGATAATTCTACGAGCGACGACAACTGTTGGAGCGGAGTTCAGGCAATCGAAGGTATTAAACTCACGTACATTCGGATCTACGAGAAAAAGCCTATAGGCGAGCTGCGCAACATCTGCCTCGACGAGTCTAAAAAGATTGGCGCCGAATTTCTGGCATTTTGGGACGACGACGACTACTACCCTGCACAGCGCATCTCGGTTGCAGTGAAGGCCCTGCAAGAGGATCGTACGTGCGACATTACGGGCTGCGAAATCATGTCCATCTTTTTGACCCGCGAGAACCTGCTAATGGACGTCGGACCCTACGGTCACAACCATGCCACGGCCGCGACCTACGTGATCCGCATGTCCGCGACAGAAGGTCGGCGGTTTCTCGCCTCTGCGAATCGGGCCGAAGAAGGCACGTTCACGCGCGATTGGACGATGCCTATGAAGATGCTTCCGACCAAAGATGTTCTGCTCGTTATCGGCCATAAGCAGAACACGGTGGACAAAAGTGCTATATTTACAGAGCAGCGCAAGTTTGGGGGTCGCATCAACAACCAAGACAATGCCAAGAATATTGTGCGCTTCCAGTGGATCAAAGACCCAGAAATGTGGGGTATCCTGAGTAGAACGTTTCTTGGTGTTTAAAGAGATCGTGGATGGCGTCGCCGGTAATGGGCGTCTGTTTCAAAACATCGGACTGGCCGTACTGTAGCCTGTTTACCAGCCGCCGAACATCGTGCTGGCACTCCTTGACAATCACTTGGAACTCTTCAAACGGCATAGCATTATACGTTTGCAGATTTTCGTAGATATCCCGTGCGTTCAACGGCATGCATCTATGTATACGGACGTTGGCGGGCCAGCGCTTAAAAATCACGGGCACTTCGTTGGAAGTGCAGAGAATCGGCACGCAGCGCGTTTCGTCCTTCATCCATTCAAGTAGTTTCCTTTGTGCGTGCGGGTCACTGCCATCGACCTCGTCGAGAATCACGCAGGTCTTACGAGGAGTCGTATATTTTGAAAGGGACATGAAGCTAATCGGCGCCATACAGGAATCGCGGAGGGTCGATACGTCGACGTGCGATCGCAGGGAACGGGAGGCGTTTATTTCGAGGGGCTCGTACCCAAACGTTCTTGCCGCCGTGAGGGCTAGGGTGGTTTTTCCGATTCCCGCAGTGCCCGAAATCAGAAACGCAACACCTTTCGGATTCTCGGTAAGGTATGCCGCAATCTGCTTCTTGGCCTCCGTATGTCCGATAATTTGGTCGAATGTTTCGGGGCGAAAAGCCTCAGATAGCATATTATACTCTTCGAATGTTAAGCTTTAAGGACAAAGGCCATGCCATGTCGTGCCGCATGATCTGGCGATGTCGCATCGGGTGCTTGTATAGAGCGAGGGGTCGAACGGCTGGCAGGTGGTCTGGTAGGTTGGCCAGCACTTACCTACGACTTTGGTGGACAGTGTTCGCGTACCCGGAATCAGACGTGGGGTCGGCGAGGTGTTGGGCGCTTCCGGAGGAGACCCTGCTTCATCCCCACCGGCGTAAATCTCCTCGCGAAATATCCAGCGGTCGGGACATTGCCCGTAAAAATCAGTGTTGGACAGCAGGATCGTGGGCTTCAACTTGAGGTATACAAATGTTATAAGCGCCAAAAGTCCGAGCGTGACTACGACAATCAGAAAGTCGACAGACAAGCTCCCGAAAAACGACACACTTGCATCCCACGACGTTTTTGCCGCAATCATCGCCAGTTGCTTGGCCTTTTCTGCAGCATCCAACGCTACCTCTGCTGCATTCGCGGCTTCGGCTGCAATGTCTTGACGAATTCGTGCCGCGCGGCGAGCTTCCGGACTAAGTACATTTGAAACTAGATTCGCAACATTACTATTTACAACCGCTCGCGGGCGAGCATCTCGTGTGCTAATCGTCGTACTTCTACTCGTCGGAGAAGTTACACCCGACATTCTTTATAACTTTACAAGAGTATAATGAATGTTCGGGCAGCACGCCACGTCTGCGACACCTATTTTGGTGGGACGTTAAACCCCATCGTCCAGCACCACATTGAATCCTTCAACGACTTGCTTGAACGCCGCATCCCTGTATTCCTGAAGGCTTCCAACCCTATCCAACTGCTGCTCACTGACAATCGTGCTATACGCATGTACATTGGCGGCCGAGAGGGAGACAAGATATGGTACAAGCCGCCCCTCGACGAGCTGGAAAACGCCGTCATGCCCAACACGTGCCGTACTGAAAACAGGACGTACGGCCTCGAGTGCATCGCGGACATTGAAACCGAATACCAGCTGGCTGACGGTACGAAAGAGGTTGTAAAGTTTGAAAAGGTCCCGATCGCCCACCTGCCGCTCATGCTCATGTCCAAGTACTGCCACTTGACAGCCTTGACGCCCGAGCAATCGTACGAACAGGGAGAAGATCTGCATGAATTGGGTGGGTACTTTATCATTGACGGCAGCGAGCGGATCCTGCTGACCCAAGAGCGGCTCGGAAACAACCTCTTTTATGCTGGAAAAAGAGCTATTCAGACCGCGGAAGAAGACGAGCAGGTGGGTGGTAAGACAGAGGAGTCCGAAGGCAAGCACGAGTACTATGCGGGTATTCGCAGTGTGTCGGAAGACGGGACGCAGGGGCCGTACTCACACTACCTTGTGATCCCTGCCGCCAAACGTGAATATCCATTGGACGTCTTGGAAATGAAGCATATACACGACTACGGAGCTTCACGCATTCGGGGAGAACCCGTCATCACGTTGCCTGGTTTCCGCATTCCTATCCCTCCGTTCTCCATACTACAGATGCTCGGTGTTCACACGGATAAAGAAATATACGACACAATACTCTTTGGAGTCCCTGAGGTCAACCGGTCAGTCTATGCAGACCTATTCACGCAACTCGTGATGCGCCATGAAAAAAGCATCGAAGGTACGTCCGATATCGAAATTCTGCGCGTGGCCACCAAGACGCGGAGCCAAGAAGAAGTTTTCTTCAATCTGCAGGTAAAGCTTTTCCCGCACTGCATTCAGCTGCCCGGAGATAATACTGCAGACCTATACCGCCGCAAGGCCTACATGCTCGGTCACCTGATTCGTCTGGCCATGGACAATGCTCTGGATTTGCGGCCTCCGACGGATCGCGACCACTTCAAGTTCAAGCGGTTCGACGTCTCGGGAGATCTGTGCTTCCAGGAGTTTCGCAGGATCTACAAGGAGGTCGCCAAGAGCATGACGCTCAAGATGGACACGCGCGTTCACTTTGAAGAGCGGGTCTACAGTGGCAAGGGCCTTTTGACCCTACTGCAGCGGGAGAACATTGGGTTTTACTGGACGGCCTACGAATTCATGAACCAGCTGAGCAAGTCGTTCAAGGGCAAGTGGGGCGGCAAGGACGGCATCTCCCAGATTCTAAGTCGCGTATCTCGTCTTGGCACAGTATCACAGCTTCGCCGATCCTCGCTGCAGATGGACCCCTCCGTCAAAGCTCTAGGCGCGCGCCGACTGCACGGTAGTTCGTTTGGCATGACGTGCCCTTCGGACGTGCCCGACGGCCGCAACGTGGGCATGATCAAGCACTTTTCCCTGCTGACTACCGTGTCCACGCAGGTGAGTTCCACACCCATTCAAGAGATTTTGCTTAAGACTCCCGAGTTCCGCCGGCTTTCTACGATTTACCCTGCCTCGTGGAACCCGGCGTGGACGCTCGTTCACCTCAATGGTGACATTTTTGGAGTCGTGACGGCAAACGTAGGTGAATTGTACATTGCACTGATGACGTACCGCCGCAGCAATCCGGGTATGATTTCGGTTGCGTGGGATCGTACGGACAACGAGCTCGTGATTCTGACGGATCCGGGCCGCCCGTGCCGACCTATTTATCGCCCGGGCGTTACTCCGGACGCCGTATTGGCAAAAAAGACATGGAAATCTATGGTGTCTGAGCTGTTTGACGTCGTGGATGCGTCCGAGTGCGACACAATACGCATTCAGATGGTGCCTTTTTCCGACCGTCTGCCCTCGGAAATCCACGGCCTCTTCATTCTCTCGCCCCTCTCGTCCATCATCCCGTTTTCCGATCACAATCCGGGGACGCGTACGGCCTTTTCCTGCGCCCAGTGCCGCCAAGGAGCGTCATGGTACCACTCGAACTTCAACAAGCGATTTGATACGATAACTCTAATCATCAACACGCCGCAGCGGCCGATCTGCGAGACGTGGATGTACTCGCACATTCTGGGACGGGGCGGGTGCATGCCCTACGGCGAGAACGTCGTGGTGGCCGTGTGCTCGTACAGCGGATACAACCAGGAGGATTCCGTCATCCTGAACGCCGGAGCCCTGCGTCGCGGCCTGTTCCGGACAACCTACTTTCACTCGTACACCGTCGGAGAGTCGATGATCAACGTGCTCGAAAAGACGCACACGACCATCGCCAACCCGCTGCTGCATCCGGGCGGCGGAATAAAGTTGAAGGCGGACAAAGATTACTCGAAGCTGGACGAGAACGGTGTGATTCGGTTGGGGTCGGAAGTGGACGAGAACACGGTGCTCGTGGGCATTCTGGCGGGGGATAAGGATTCGTCAGAGCTACCGAAACGAGGCCAGCGGGGTATTGTTGATGGCATCCAGACGTTTGCGACGACGTATGGCGTGGGCAAGTCCAAGACGACGCTGCGAGGGTACAAGATCCGCATATCAGAGTCGCGCGAACCGATTTTGGGAGACAAGATGAGCTCGCGGCACGGGCAAAAGGGTACGGTCGGCCTGATCATGCATGAGTCGGACTTGCCATTCACGGCAAAAGGGCTGCGTCCCGACTTGATTTTGAACCCACACGCACTGCCCTCCCGCATGACGACAGGCCAGATGTTTGAGTCCGCGTCGGCCCGTATCGGTGCAGCTCTGGGCGTCCTCATCGACGGCACGCCCTTCTGCACCCAGTCGCAGGATTACCGGGAGCTTCTTATGAAGATAGGGCTCGAGCCGAACGGGTCGGAGTGGATGTACAATGGCATGACGGGCGAAATGATGGAGATGGAGATTTTCGTAGGTCCGACGTATTACCTCCGCAGCAAGTTGATGGTGGAGGATAAAATTAACTACCGAGATACGGGTAGCAAAACCCTGCTGACACACCAGCCCCTGGAAGGTCGGTCGGCGGGCGGAGGCTTGCGGATCGGCGAGATGGAGCGCGATGCCTTGATCGCTCATGGCGTGTCGGGGTTCATCGAGGAGAGTTTCATGAAGCGGTCGGACGAGCACGAGGTTCTGTTTCAGCAGGAGACGGGGCTTCTGGACTCTACGCCGAACGCGGGGCCCACGGAAGTCCTGCGGATGCCGTACTCGATGTCGCTGATGGTCAAGGAACTAGAGTCGATGCACGTACAACCCATACTAAATGTTGCAAAGGAGTAAGATGTTTGGAAG